GTGGATGCAGCGATCTGGACCCGGATAGGATGAATTAGAATGATGCAGCCATCGCTGGCGGTGTGATTCAATTCTGGGTTGTCGCCGTGAATAAAGAAAGCCGATCGGCCAAACATTTCATTCGATGGATCAGGAGTCAAGGGCATCGCGAATACCCCGACTTGATTGTCGTTGATTGGTTGACCGATCGTATAGGTGCCTTGCGGAAGCGGACCTACGTCGCGAACGTTGCACAGGGCCGGGTTATTTAGACCCTCGCCATGACCTGCATAGCCATGACCAACAGTAGCCCCGGTTGGATCCAGCAACGTCCCCGACGAGATTTGATAAGTCCAGCTCATTAGGCCATGCTCGGCATTCGAGCCGCCGAACCATCTGCGGTTCTGATGATTCCTTCCTGCGCCATCTCAGGCTGGAGTAACCTGACACACGAACGATTGAATACGGATTCGATCGTTCACGTGCGCGGCAATCTGAGGCGGGACCTGATAGGTCTGGCCCGGATCAAACTTCTCCTTGTTGAGATAGATAGAAGGGAACTTCTTTCCGAGAGGATCCTCCTCGGGAATCGTGATATACTGCCACGACTCCTTCGGAGTGGCGTACAACTCGGTGATTGTGGTAGGCCGTTTTTCGACCTCTTTCGCAAGAGTAGGCATTAGACCCCTGTGCCTCCGGTTCCGGAGTAGCCACTGTCCATGTGACCACTGCCGCTTTCGGCAGGCATTTCAGGGCTAACAAGCCCTGCATCCTGGTGACCGATGGTGCTAAGCCACGGGGTACGCATTCCCTTGTCGTACTTTTCGTCAAGCTGAGCGTGACCGTTGGGGCGAGTCATACTGATAATGGTGTCGCCCGGGCCGCTCTGTTCGAAGGAAAATCCCATATTGAATCCTTTCTAGGAGGGCCCCGAAGGGCCCTAGCCTATTTAATTGGTGACCGAGTTCGCCCCGGAGCTGCGGACGCGTCGAATCCAGTTTTGATTCGTAATGACCGACTTGAAAGCAAACTTCCAACCGATCTTACGGCTCTGTTGCAACGGATCGAGCTGACCGCCCGGTGCCACAACATACACTCGCAGGTTCTGCAGATCGCTGATCTGAAACGCAAAACGCGCGATGCCGAATGAAGTGTAGACTTTGCTGGACTGTCCAGAGGTGCTCTGAGAGGTTGCAGCAAACGCCGGGGAGTTCGAGCGAATTACGCGGAACCCACCAAGCATACCCACTTCACCGCGCCAGATTTTCTCTGGAGCCTGGAACTGGTTGGAGGCCTTGAAGTCCGGATCCTTCAGGAGACCGGCGTAGACCTGCGGAGGCGCGACATAAACATATTCGCCACCTTCAAAAGGTCGTCCACCCTGGTCCTGAATGGCCGCATCAAGTTCTACCAGATCAGGGTAGCCGACAAGATCGCTGCCAAGCAGCGAAGTGTCACCCGCCCTGTTGTTTGGGTAGTACGTGTTGGTGGCAGCATTAATTACGTTAAAGATAAGCTGATCGTAGGTTTCTGCCGCCTGCAGACCTAGGATGTAGATTGTCCGCTCGATCACGTTGTGACGAGCAGTGATCTCTGCGAGATCAGACAACCGCACGACCGAACCGTACTGTTCGACCGTGGCTTCAATTTGGTTCAGGGTAAGACCCACAGCATCCGGGGGGATGCCCTCAGTTAACTGCGTGGGAGTCGCCGCTACCGTGAGCTTCTCTTCGCGGACGAATCGAATCGTCTTCGAGGAGTTGGAAGGCAAGGGGTGCTTGTCTCCAAACTGATCAAGGATAGTGTTGAACTCCGCGACTTCAAGCAGACGTGCCGACATATAAGTAATAAGTTCGGCGGCTGTTGAACCCGCGTTACCCGCAGTCCCGAGGCTGACGGTTACAACGTCAGGGCCTAGCCCAAAGAGAACGAACACGAGGTTCGTCAGATGCTTGATAATGTTACGCATGTTTCTCCTTGAATTTGGCCCGCTGTGAACTAGAGACCCAAATCTTCAAAACGCATTCCTTTGTAACGATTATCGCCATCGGAAATAAGTTGCTTGCGCGCGTCATTGCCGAGGGGTTTATTGCCTCGCCAACCGGCTTCTTGCCAGCCTTGTGTGCTGGAGACCGGGGGAGGCGGCGTTAGTGCAGAGGGTTGAAGGGTGGGTTGCTGTCGCACAGTCGGGGTGATGGGTGGAGCAGTCGTAGCTTGAACTGGCTGCGCTTGGGATTGATTCATGCCTTGGTAGATGAGGTACATGGATTTGTAGACCTCCGGGAGGCGTTGAGCCGCCGTTGGGTCGTTCTCACCGATTTGTACCATCTCCTTGTACAACGGAAAGCTGTCGACAACTTTCTTGTAACCCGGGCCGTCGATGAATTTTTGGAAGTCGGGGACTTCCGAAGAGGCCTGACGAATCGCACGGTTGCGATTGGTTTCGGCTAGAGTTGCCTTCCACGGTTCAAGAGTAGCCTGAATAGCTTCATTGGCAAATTCGCCCATGAGTTGCGTGTATTTGGCTTTGTCTTTGGCGGTGGCTGCAGCAGCTACTTCATCGAAGAAATTTGGGTTGTTGTAGTGTTTGTAAGGGGAGTTGTTTACAGGTTGAGGCTGAGCTTGTGGCTGAGGCTGCGGCCTGTAGTCATCTTTAAGTACGGCATTGGGATCAAGGCCATTCTGGGCCAGGAAGTTACGATACTTTGCAATGACGGAGTCCTTGTGGGCAACACCAGTCGCTGCGTCCTCCGCGGTGTTGTAGACAGTGTCACCGGCCCTTAAAAAGGGTTGGTTAGGCTGCACAGGCTGCGGGGGATTTGTTTCGGGGTTCACAGCTTGTGGCTGCGACGGGAAAGTTCTGGGTTAGGAAACAAGCTATCCCAGTCTTGGTCAGAACCCGGTGCGTTCTGTAGACTAACAGAACCTATAGGACGATCG